GGTTAGATTCATCGCATTCTTACAGTGATCGTTCAAAAACATCTGTATATTGAAATTATTCGTATTGTGGCTATTCGTATTGTGGCTATTCGTATTGTGACTATTCGTATTAGTATTCGTTTGCATATGCGACATTACATCTAAAAATGATGTTTGAAATTCTTTATTCTCCTTCATCATTGCCAGAATGATCTCCTTGAAATCATTTTGTGTGTTTTTACATATTTCAACTACATCTTCTTTTTGTAAGGCAGTATCTTTGTTTTCACACGATATAGCAAGTTGTGACTTTTTTACGATATTACATCGCTTCATATGTTTCCATATTCCAGAGTTTGTTTTGAATTCTTTACTACATTTATCGCATTTGAAATGTCCGACGACTTTTTCGTTTCCAAAATTTCCATTTATTTCCATTTGATGTTTGCGTGTCAATATGTGTTTGTCTAAATCGTATTTTCTACTACACTTATAATTACATTTTGTGCATTGAAATTTTTGTACGACTTTTTCTATTTCCATTATTTCCATTCTCGTATATATTGGAAATAGAAAAAGTCGTCTAAACCAGTTTCAAAAAATACATAAAAAATATTATCGTCACAAATAAAAAAGGATTGGGATGGAAAACAGAGCATTATGCTCACAACCACTTTTTTCACCTTTTTTTCAAACGTAAATCCAAAAATCAAAAAACAACACAAGAAAACCTTGTGTAATTTTCAAAAGTCAAAAATGAAATGTGAAAACACGAAAAAAGTGAATTTACTACATACATCTAAGTATTTCTGTTTTTTTATATCAATTATTATTCCCTTGATATGTAGGTAGTACACTACATCACACTACATAAGTGTATCGGTGATATGTGTTTATGGATTGGTCTCAAGGGAGTTTTGCCTACATAGAAATCTCGTAAAAAGATCCTCCAAAATCCCGAAATCCAAAAATCAGGTTATGCATTCGTCTCATTTGGATGATGAATATATGTGATTGCTATATTATCACCAGATACATTGCAACAAAGTAAAATATGTAGTAAATGAGTCAATATCATTACATATTTTTATTTATGTGTATGTCGTTTACAATACTCGGAAGAGTTATTAGTAATCTTTGAATTACACTGTTCGTCCTTTCGTTTACCACTTTTTAAAATAGCAGTGCACAATTTATACTCTATAGGCTGTTTGATTATACCGTGACTACATTTATGATGTGTATTGCAAAATACACCACCCTTTTTATAGTATGCAGGCTTGTTGCATAAATTATCTTTATTTTTACCATTTTTAAACATATACTCACAAATGTGAAATTTCATACACACTTGTTCAGGAGTATTTACCCCTGTGATAAATTTCATATTCTCATTTATCTTAATGTGAGGTAGTAATGAATTTTGTTTTTGTCTACAATAAGGACATTTTATTTCTCGTGATCCTAATTTAGTAGTTTCTAAAGTTAACGCAATTGACTTGCGTTTTTGATTACACACCTCTTTATAGAGAGGGAACAAATTGAATTTATGTCCGCACTCCATTTCGATATTATTCTTATCCAATGGTAGTTTTGTCAATAAACAAATATCATTTTCATCGTGTACATCATCTTCAGTAACAATTTTATTTAGCTCATCATAAAAATTTATATTGTTTTCTAAAATAATATTCATATAGAGAGCATTTATAAAAACTCTTTATATGTATTTTATAATATAGTATGACAAAGGAATGGGGACCACCAACATGGTATTTATTTCATACTTTAGCAGAAAAAGTAATTGATAGCGATTTCGATAAAATGAAACCGGAACTGATAACGTTGATTAAACTGATATGTTCCAATCTTCCGTGCCCCGATTGCTCTCACCACGCAACAATGATGTTAAATAACAGTAAGTTGGCAAGTATAAAAAATAAGGACGATTTAAAACAGTATATGTTATGGTTCCATAATCAGGTAAATATAAAACTAAATACGCGACAATTCACAATGGAGGAACTAAATAGTAAATATAGTAAAGCAAATACACAAAAGATTATACAGTATTTTCTTCAAATATGGAGTAAAAAGACAAACGCTCCTCGTTTAATGTCACATGCCTTACATAAAAGTAGGGCTGTTACACATTTCAATAATTGGTGGAAAACAAACTATATCCACTTTAGGTCATAATGTATAGTGCAATCAATATACTATTGACCTATAACACATATGTTACGATGTATAGTAACATATGTATTTATTTACAATTCTTTAAGAACCTCGCCGTTTTTATAAACAACACATTTAAATTGCTGTTTCTTTGGTCTAGAACAAATAACATTATTAGATGGTTCCGCATTAAAAAATAGCAAATCTTGGTGATTGGTACTATAAAGGGCTATAAAATATAATAGCCCCAATATTAGTCCGATCAATGATCCTAATGCCACCCCCCCGAATGTAGTACATCCACCCATCGTTTTAGTTGCTCCATCTAACACTAACAATCCAGCAATTGAAATTAATACCGGATAGTTAACCCCTGATATGTATTTCATAGGCATAAATAAGTATATTAATGTAAACGAAATAAACATACTGTTAAATGCTGGACTCACATATTCGTTTAGATTGAATGGGAATTCAATAAGATTACAACTAGGTGGAATTAATGTGGTTGACTTAATTTTCAGTGTGTTTAAAACAAACAAATTAATTAGAGATGCTGTCAATATACCGCCTAAATAGACTAATCCCTTGATGTCAGCATTAAAGATAGAAATCATTACTAAAAAAAATGCCAATAGAATTGGAGATATAGCGGCAAAAAATTGCATCATATTGCTGAAATTTAATTGCATAGCCATTGTAAGATATATACTATTATGACAAATAAAAATTTGTCTGTGTGTAAAAATCAATTTCACGCATTATTAAAATATCAATTCTAATACTTCGCTGATGTGTTTAACTGGGTGGAATTTTATACTAGCAAGAAGATGTTTATCGCTATATAATTCAATAAAATCGCTATAATCCTTTTCATTTTCTTTTGGAAATATAAATTCGGTAACACCCCCTTTTAACCCACCTAGTATTTTTAGATCAAGTCCACCAATAGCGGTTACATATCCCTGAAGGTTTATTTCTCCTGTAATAGCAATATTATTTTTTATTTTGCGATTGGTTAGCAGGCTATATATACAGCAAGTAATAGCAGTACCCGCGCTAGGACCATCTTTAGGTACAGCTCCTTCTGGGCAATGAATATGAATTCCTTGATTTTTTGTACTTTCGAACATCTTTATGTTTTCATCCATCATTTCTCTCTTCACTAATGAAGACCCGAGTGTTTTAGCGACCGTCATACTTTCTTTCATAACGTCGCCTTGCAAGCCAGTTAATTTAAGTTCCATGAATGTGGTAGATGGAAAGTATCGGGCTTCAATAGGGATGATACCACCTTGTCCCATAGCGTTAGCCCAAAGACCATTAATAGTACCGACACTAGAGTTCTCGGGTATTTTTGTAGGGTTATGTTCATGGTATGATTTAAGATATTTGAATTTTATATCATCATTGGAAACTAGAATAGGCAATACAGTAGAATCATAATTTTGTAAACATGCCAAATTAATTTCACCTATAATTTCGAATAAGAGTTCTTTAAATTTACGAATTCCAGGTTCATTCGTATATTTTTCAATAATATATACGATATTATCATCAGTAAGTTCGATACAGTCAACAACTCCCATATTCTGATAAATTTCAGGTAGTATATGTTTTTTCGTAACAACCAGTTTATCTTCGACTGTTAAATGTTCAAACTTTATTCGGTGGATTCTATCTAGAAGAATCTTATCAATTGCAGATACATCATTGTATGAGAATACAAAGAGTGCACGTGACAAATCTAAATCTATTCCATTAAAATACTTGTCTTGAAACACATCATTTTGTGTAGAGTCGATAAGATGGGTCAATATTCCAATAATTTCTTTACCGTGTTCAGTTTTGCTTACTTTGTCAAGTTCATCTATAAATATAATAGGATTCATACATTTATTTTTAATAAGGATGTCAACAAATTTACCCCACTCCGACCCAACATATGTATAGTTATGTCCATTTAGAGTACTGCCATTGTCTTGGCCACCAATCGCGATAAATGAAAAGGGTCTACACGTTCCATTTTCGTCGGTTAAACACTGCGCAAGTCCTTTTTTTGCAAAACTTGTTTTACCTACGCCAGGCGGTCCTTCAAAACCGAAACAGTAACCACTCTGCTCTCCATTAATCCATTGTGCTAATATTCGTTGTATTTGTGTTTTCGCCTTTTCATGACCGTGTACAGCGTCATCCAGTGTATCGCGAACAGTATTCATATACTTATTTATATTTGCCCATTCGGATTCAATAAATTCAATATCATTACTTATTCCTTGTATAACGGATGCATTAGAAATATTTTTAAACTTTGACAATTGTTCCACAATAGACTGGTTATGTTGAACCTCAATAATAAAATTGTTAATTTGTAGTTTCATGTCTTGTATTTTTTTACCAGAATGTACGAGTTTGTGTCGCTTAATGTTATTTTGTTTAATAATATTATTGATGTTGCAAATATTAATAATTAAATCATTGCGTCGATTGGGAGTATAAGTTTTTATAAGAATGTCGATTAGTTTATCATTTTTATTCTCTACATATTTTGCCTTGAGGTCGTTACATACATTCTTAATTTGAATATTCGTTATTTTATTAATATCTATAGAAAAAGAAAAGGCAGTGTCGATTTTATTAATCTTGTCGAGTAATAATACAAATCTCTCCTTCATAGTACTCATTACGGTGAGTATAGGTTCTTTCTTGTATATACCAAATGGAATTTTAAGTAAACCGTCTAGATATGTTCTGGCTTTTGAACCCGTATCATCTGATTTAGATTTGATTTCTTTTAATTTGTTCATAGCCTTTTCTTTCACAGAGTCGGATGATTTCATCAGACATATTTGCTGCTCAAGCGGGATTTTGCTATTATCAAAATCAGACAAACTCTTTGTATAATTAGCAGTTTCTGTCATTGCGTCTTTAAAATAACATTTAATTTTCCACGGAAGACTGTCAAACAGCAATGTTTGTTCGGACGTGTCAATAGTTCCATTATTGTCATTAGATAATAAATCATATAGTAAATATGCAAGATATTGATATTCATGATCATCAGATTTTAACAACAATTGAATAATTGTATTTCGTTGCCCATACAAGTCGGTATTCATAAAATCTTTTACAACCATTGAAATACTTTTTTGTTTTATAAGTGATATTTGATTCAAATGTCCTTGGTACTTCGTGATAATTTCACAAGGAGAATATACGAGAAGCTCCTTTAATGACAAAGACTGTACAAATCTGTTAAATATATTTGGATCAGATTCAGAACAATCTTTAGTTGTCATTACAATTTGTTCAATTTTGGCAATTATATAATCATTATCAATGCACGTGGGTAGCAATTCATCTATTAGTCCAGAAACAACAATTGTGTTTTTCTCTTTGGTGTCGTGAAACGCGATTTTAATGCCATACACTTTGGTCTGAAATGTTTTACTAGTTCGTGATAAGTCAAAACACTCTAAATTATCGGCTTTTTCAACAATAATAGAGTCGTCTACTATTTTATTCTTTTCAATGACACTTGTATTACTTGTATTACTTGTATTACTTGTATTACTTGTATTACTTGTATTACTTGTATTACTTGTATTACTTGTAATAATGTGGTCGTTTTTCCATTTAATAATCTTAAAATTTATTGGATGAAAATATTTCTGAATAAGGTCGTACTTATGTTCATTACATACCATATTGCTCGTGTATTCATCACCACAACATATATTCAACATGTCGTGAATATTTTCAGTTCCATACAGCTTGAATAATATATTCAGGGTGCATCTAATTTCATTTAGATTATTGGAAACCATAGTATGATTTGTTTTTTCTTTCAATAACAAGGAATTATTAGACAATTCGAAATAACATTTTTCAAGGGATTGAATAGCATTATTTAATTCATTTGCACCTAAAATATCTAATTGTTTATATTTTTGAATGGAAAGAATTGTTTTTTGAATGAGTTGTTGAAAATAAATAATAGTCTGTTCAAGCCGAGTTTTATCTACTGGTCGCATTTTTTTTGAACCGCAATCATCCTTATTTTCTTTAATAATAAGGTTTTTCATTATAATTAACAGCGATTTTAATTTTTAGCAATAAACATTTTATTGATTAGATGTATAGCTCGTTCCACTATACTTGTATAGACATCGATTTTCTTAAACATATAAGAAATACTATTAAATATAATCTGTAATACTAGTGTACTACTAGTATATAATGGGGATTCCATCATACTTTTCATATATTATAAAAAATTATCCAACTGTGCTGCAAAAATTTAAAAATAACCGGGATGTAAGTAGTTTATTTTTAGATAGCAATTCTATAATCTACGATTGTATGAGGATGATAGAGTATACCGGAAACGATAACGAATACGATAGAAAATTGATAAATGCTGTATGTAAACAAATTGAAGTTTATATACAACAAATTAATCCTAAAGACTTAGTATATATTTCATTTGACGGAGTCGCGCCAGTTGCAAAATTAAATCAACAAAAAAATAGAAGATACAAATCGTGGTATATTAACGATTATGACAAGAATGATCTACCGAAATGGGATAGTACTGCAGTTACACCAGGTACTGATTTTATGAATAAGCTAAATCTTCAAATAAAATATTATTTTAGGACACCTATGCCTTTTGATGTAAAGCAAGTCGTTGTAAGTGGGAGTGATTGTCCGGGTGAAGGGGAGCATAAAATATTCGATTATATTCGAGAACATAATGAATTAAAAAACGCAAAAACGGTTATTTACGGATTAGATGCGGATTTGATCATGCTTACAATCAATAACCTTGCATATTGTAACAAAATGTATTTATTTCGCGAGACCCCCGATTTTATTAGAAGCATAGACAAATCGCTTGATCCGAACTGTATGTATGTTGTTGATATACCTGAATTTAAAAATAAATTGGCGCATTATTTAAACAATGACCAGAAAGTAGATAGTGATGTGGAACAGAATAAAATATATGACTATATTTTCCTTTGTTTCATGTTGGGAAATGATTTTATGCCACATTTTCCCGCATTAAATATACGAACAAGTGGAATGAATATACTATTGGAGTGTTATAGAAATATATTGGGGAGTAAAAATAAAAACATCATTGTAGACGGAAACATTAGTTGGAAGAATTTTCGACTATTGATTAAGGAATTGTCAATCCACGAAGAGATCTTTATCCAAGATGAATATAAATTGCGAAATAAACTAGAAAGGCGCCAATATCGTGTAGATGAAAATGCCAGTAAATTCGACAAAGATATGTTACATATTCCATCGACTGATAGGGAGTTGGAAAAATATATTAACCCGTTTGATAAATACTGGGAGAATCGGTACTATGATATGTTATTTGATGTAGATATCGACGACGAACAAAGAAAAAAAATATGTTTGAATTATTTGGAGGGAATGGAGTGGACCTTTAAATATTATAGCAAGGGGTGTGTAGATTGGAGGTGGTCTTACAAATATCATTATCCACCGTTATTAGTAGATCTAGTAAAGTATATTCCATATTTTGACGGAGATCTACTAGAAGAAAAAGAAAAAAATCCAGTATTAGATTTAGTGCAATTGAGTTATGTGTTGCCAAAAAACAGTCTGAAGTTACTCCCAAAAAAAATAGAAACAATGTTACTGAAAGAGTATCCTAGTATTTATACCAATAATCACGAGTTTGTATGGGCATATTGTAAATATTTTTGGGAGTGTCATGTTAAATTTCCACATATGGATGTAAATAAATTAGAAGAATTGGTAGCAAATACATAACTGTAGAACAAACCAAAAAAAACGAAGGTCGAGTTTACTGAATTGTCTAGCACAACGGCTTAAATATATTATTGTGTACTATGACATATGGCAAAGGAATTTGAAGGAGATAGAAATGATTTTTTAAGAATGTTAAAAGAAAACAATGGATTGCTAATTTTCAAGTTCACTGCATCATGGTGTAAACCTTGTCAAACGATAAAGAATGAGGTTGATGCACATTTTAAGAATGTATCGTCGTCTACGGTACAGTGTTTCGAAGTAGATGTAGATGAATGTTTTGACTTGTTTGCATTTATGAAGACTAAAAAGATGATGAAGGGGATACCCACCTTAATGGCATATAAGATGGGTACTACATCATATGCTCCGGATGAAAGTATATCTGGTGCCGACATAAAGGAAGTTGACGATTTTTTTATGAGATGTAGAAAAATCTAAATAGTAATTTATGGTAAAAAATTAAGAATATAATATAATCTGTATTTAAGATTATATTATGGAAAAAATGGATCTGAATATACACAACTACGATTTGAACGATTTGTTAAATTTATTTAAATTACCATTTCATTTCAATGACAGCCACTTAAAAGCTGCTAAAAAAATGGTATTAAAGACACATCCAGACAAATCAAAACTGGACAAGAAGTTTTTCCTCTTCTTTTCACAGGCATACAAATACTTATTTAAGATTCATCAACTTCGACAAAGTAGCAGCACCACAAATACAGAATATCAAAAAGATGAACTGTGGGAAAACGAACAAAGTATTCTTATTGATGGTGCAATTAAAACAATGAGTAACGAAGACTATAATCATTGGTTCAATAAAACATTTGAGAAAATGAAATTAAAAGATGAAATTGAAGAAACTGGGTATGGTGATTGGTTAAAATCCAACGAAGATATAGTAGATGAAACAATAGCAAATACTAGCCAAATGAATGAGTATATACAAAACAAAAAAAATCAACTCAGATCAGTTGTAGTTCACAAAGAGTTTCAAGATGTGAACAGCGGAAATCATTTTGATTTAGTTCGGGACACTCCGGAAAATTACGGATCGTCTATATTTGATAAATTACAATACGAAGATCTAAGAAAAGCCCATTGCGAATCCGTTATACCTGTAACAGATGAAGATTTTCACGCGCGAAAAAAGTATTCAAATACCGACGAACTAAATAGAGATCGAACGCAAGATATGCTCAGTGGAAAGGAATTTTATTCTAGTCATGAAGATAAGTTGAAAAATATGCAAAACACGGACGATGGTGTAAATATCCGCAGAGCATACAAATTAATGAATCAAGACGAACAAATTAGAAGCAATTACAATAAGTTTTGGAGCGATTTGAAGCGAATCCACAATTGAGCATTTTATTTGTATAGGCGAAACACTTCATTGCCACAATCATACGTATGAGATTTCATTTTTAAACCAACCTCGTCGAATAGTCGCGTGATCTCGTCAATAGTAAATATGTAATAATATCTAGGATGTATTTTTTTCCAATATACAATGTTGTCTCCATAATCATCAAAAGTGACGCGTGTTTTTTTGGGTTGTATTTTAGACCAAACAGTTAATAATATTTCACCTCCGGGTTTAATAAGCCGTTTCATTTCTAATAGCGATTGAACTCTGTGTTCATGATTACTTAAATGATGAAAGGCGGCAATACATAAAATATGGTCGGCAGACTCGGTTGGAAACTGGATGTTCATCATATTATTGCACACAGCACTAAGTCCTTTGTGAAGGCAAATATCTACAAATTTCTCACAATTGTCAATACCGATGAACCTATGATTATCATAGGTCATATTTCGACCGTTTCCACAACCAATATCGTATATTAATGAATTATCAGGTAACTCATTAATAAATTCGGAAATAGGATTCCAGTAATAAGCCCGCGTGCTGTTAAATTCAGGTGCAATAATATCATAAATATTTTTAACATTGTCTCTTTCGTAGCATGTCATCATATTATCTAACAATATAACCGTATTCTTATATCGATTTAAGATATATTTTTCCAGTGAAAAATAATTGTATACTAATAATATATACCAATGACCAATTACACAAAATATATATTTATGTTACTAATCCTTTTTATTTTTGGATATTTTTACGAGGGTTATAAAAAGGAAGAGGCGAAGGCTAATAAAATGGAGGATTATGATTTAATAAAAAAATATTTACTAAATGACTCCACTTTAGCTAAAAGCGACAAGCCTATTTTGTGGATTCCGATTGAATTCCAAGTGAATGCAAGATCGTGGGCTTCTTTCGGGTCAAGAAATTCTACTGCTTTTAACCAGCCATACCAATATTTGACAATTAAATCAATTGTAGATAAATGTGGTGATAGTTTTAACATATGTTTATTAGACGATAAATCATTTAATAAAATTGTTCCTGGCTGGAGTACCAAGATTGCGAATTTACCCAATCCTCTTCGTCCTCATTTAAGAGAATTGGCTTTGGCGAAGGTTCTTTATTATTATGGTGGAATGACATTGCCCTCTTCATTTATATGCATGGATAATTTGATGTCACTCTATGTAAAAGGAACATCATCGACTGAAATGTTTTCAGGTGAAATGGTATGTAAAAATGAAAGTGGTGTATATAGTGATTTTTTTCCCAGTCATAAAATAATGGGATGTAAAAAGGAGTGTATTGTTATGGAAAGATATATAAATTATCTAGAGCGAACCGTTTCAAACGACTATACAAATGAAATGGACTTTACAGGTGCAACAGACAAATGGTTATATGAAGAAGTATTGAAGAAGAATGTTATGCCATTGGATGCCAAATACTTTGGGTGCAAAACGGATACGAATGAACCTGTATTAATAGACAATTTACTCAGCGACGATGATGATTTTCAATTATCAAAATGTGCATTCGGTCTATATATTCAGGGGGATGAAATATTAAAAAGAACCAATCTTCAGTGGTTTGCCAGATTATCACCAGAGCAAGTATTAGAAAGTAATACTGTAATTGCGCGATATTTGTTATTATGTAATTAGTGTCTCCTGTGTAATATGATATTGGTTATATCGGAATTTATTTTTAGATGTGATTTCTCTCTACGAGTCTAAAAATAAATGTGATATGGAATATGATATTTAGATTGTGAATACACAATCTTAGTTGTGAATTGTATGGAATTGGATTTGCATATTTGTCGCAGAATAGTGCAGAATTTGATATAGTTCATATCCCGGGTAACATAATATTGCTTTGCGTTATGGTAATGATGTTTGATAGAATCGCAAAATGCCTGGTTTTTTTCTTCTAAAATTCCGCGCTTATACGCATTATTATCAAAAATATAATAAGAATCGTTTTTATCACATGTGTCATTTAAATAATCGAATAATACGTTGGTTGGAACGCATTGTTTAAATATTTGACTCATCTAGATATTACTTAGATAATAATTCAACCATATTATTTGAGAATATTGCTAATTCTATTTCATCTTCGTGTATATTATGAAAAATGGTAATATACTTACATAGCAACTTAATGACTTCATATTTATCAGACTCTGTTACAATGTTAGTAGTTTTAATATACAAAAAATAGTTGTCATATATATCCATAACAGAGTATCCTCTATCATACAATTGGTATAATAGATCAATGCCTTCTGTTAATTGATTATTCATACACGCTGTAGTGTATTTGTCAAATATCGAAAAACTAATATTCGTGCATATCTTATTAGCAAGTTCTAATGTCACTGGTTTATTTAAGATTTTAATTTTTTCGAGATAATTTATTAAAATCCGAATGGATCCGTTACACACATTCACTATAAATTGTTCTGCATCTTCTTCAATGATAATATGTTCGCACGTTTTGATAGTAGTTAAAATCTTCAAAAAATGTTCACCAGAGAGATGTTTAAGTTTCATAATGATTTGTCTAGACTGTAGACTGTCAATGACCTTTTGCACATTGGAACAAGTAGAAATAAAATGAACATTGTTATTATATTTGTCAATACAATTTCGAAACACCTGCTGACTTTGTTCGTTTATATTATCTATATCGTCTAAGACAACAATTTTCTTCTTTCCAGGTATAGAGCATCGTGTTTGGCAAAAAGTTTTCACATCAGTTCTGTAGTACTGAATCCCCTGTTCTTTTAGACTATTTATTTCTAGTACATTGTCGTGATAATTGTCATTTTTGTAATATTCCTTTACAATAATATCTACAATAGTAGATTTTCCAGTTCCCGAATCCCCTACAAACAATATATTTAAATTGTTAATGGAAATAAGCGTTTTAATAATTTGAACAATGTTCGGGTCAATTTCGAAAGTATCAAAACTAGTTGGCTTATATTTGTATATTAATGGTGAATTCATTGCAGTTATTTACTATATTAATTCGTAAATAACTATTTAAGTAAATGTATATATATATATTTATAAATGGGTGATGATTTGTATAAAGTACTGGAGGTAGAAAAGTCGGCTACGACCGAGGAAATAAAAAAAAATTACCGAAGATTATCTTTGAAATATCACCCAGATAAAAATAACGGAGATGGTGAAATGTTTAAAAAAATAAGCGAAGCGTATCAAGTGCTTAGTGACGATGTAGAGCGAAAAAAATACGACACTGGTTCACAGTCACCATTTGGGAATGGTTCTCCTTTTCCACCGGGTGGTGATCCGATGCAGGATATTTTCAAAATGTTCTTCAATGGTGGTGGAATCCACGGAATGAATGCAACCCATTTTGCAGGCAATCCAATGGGAAATAATATTAGAGTATTTAGGAACGGGCAACCAGTTAATATAAATAATATAAATAGTTTAAATAAGCCTCCGCCAATTATAAAAAATGTGGCTATTAGCTTAGAACAAGCCTATAAGGGAGATCAGGTGGCAGTTATTGTTGAGCGTTGGTTATTCGAAGATAGTATACGAAAATGTGAAAGCGAGACTTTGTATATTCCAATACACAAGGGTATAGATGACAAAGAAATGATAATATTACGTGATAAAGGAAATGTACTTGATAATAATTTAAAAGGCGACGTGAAAGTAATTATAAGCATTCAAAATGAAAGTGAGTTTAAGCGAGACGGTCTAAATTTAATATTAGAAAAAGAAATCACATTGAAAGATTCGTTATGTGGATTTACATTTATTATCCAACATTTAAGTGGAAAACAGTTGCGATTTAATAATGAAGCAGGTGTCCCTATAAAAGACGGATTGGTAAAAATGATATCTAACTTTGGTATGGAGAGGGACAATCATACAGGAAATCTATGTATCAAGTTTAATGTAAAATATCCCGAGAAACTAACAAGTGAACAAATCGACCGGTTGCGTGAAATATTGTAATTCATGTATATGTATACCGCATTCAGATTATATCATCAAAATAATTTGGAATAGGACTCACCATATTTTGTGTAAATGATAAAAAGCAACAGTAACAGACCATTTACATTCTTTGAAAATATGTCCAAAATGTTATACATAATATTTTTGTTTGTAAATGACAATAAATAAGCTACACCATATAGAGACCATATTATAAAACTAAACCAAAATATAGAGTTGCTTATAAAATGACTGTCTACGAAATTCGCGTATATTGAATAATAGGCAATACCTAAAAAGATAGTACCGATGACGAATCCAATATTCTTGCTAATTTTCTGTAACTCACCTAAATACCCGAGTAGTAACATAATAGCATTGGATGCTAATATTGTATTGATGATCGAAGTATTACTGGAGTATATATTTTGAATAGAGAGGGAATTTGTAAGTTGGTGTGTATTTTTTGTTTGTAAATACACCAAAATACAGATTGTCGATAATAACATAGTGGGTGTGGTAATAAACCAATCGAGATATCGAATCAATGTAACATTCCCAGATATATTTGAAAAGTTAAAAATTAACCACACGTAAAATATGAATTCGACACCTTGTACAATTGTTTCCAGCAAAAGTATTTCACTCAATAATTGGTCTTTTGTATCTAATTTGATAAATGTACCTAATATACATATGATTCCAATTACGAACTGTATAATGGCAGAATATATGGCAGATGTGTAAATAGCAGTATCCATTCGAGATCTATTTGTAAAATAATGATATTATAATTTTACAAATACTATATTGTATTGTACAATACCCCCTCCTGTCAGTTGGTAAGGTATTTAGATTGAAAATTGGCAACATCTAGATGTCTGTATCAATTTACCATTACTATCTAGAGAACCATTGCTAGAAGTGGCGCGCCGATTTAATATGCGCTTAACCGACCGATTTAAGCTACCCACACCGGATCCGGGTGTGTATTTATTGAAGAGGTTTGTTTTAACGTTTCCGGTAAAAATAAGTCTTCTTTGTCCTCCGGCTCCAGAACGGTTGGGCATTATACTACATAATAACATAAAAATATGATATTATGACTGTTTGAAACATTGTTTGAAATAGTGGTGTAATTTATGAAATTCTACTAGAATCAATATCGGCTGATACTAAGTAAATGGAGTTTTCGGTGACGACAATATATTCTGTTTCTACCTTGTAAATTTTGGCAACGGGGCTAGTATACTCATCTTCACTTTTAACAAGTAATTTTTCTTGATTTTCTTTCACACCAATAATAACTTGTTTGTCTAAAGAAGCTGTCCAATAATCAGCTTTGACTTCTTTATCCTCAACAATTGCTAATTTAAATGCGTGTTGAAGACAAGTAGCAGACGGCATTCGATAACTTTGTTCAGAAACATCAGATTGAGAGCTCATATACAAAAAATAAGCGATATTTCTTTAAATACTATTATCGTTAAAAATAATAACAACTATTTAGTATGATTTTCTAAATAATAATCTCTTTTAAGATTAATGAAAAGTAATATTTTGAACAATGTTGCGAACTACAATAATACTTTGGATAAAAACATATGTGTGGTATTTCTTAAATATATTGCAGTAATTCATGAGTTTGTTGAATGTATTGTTGAAAATTTATATATTCGTGACGAAAAGTATTTAAAATATATACTTAACAAAGGAGTGCGATGTATATCATACATTTTTAGATGTATGTTATTATACACGAAGAATATAGAGTTGGTTTTATTTCATAGCCAAAAAGCCGTTTTATATTATGTAGAATTCATAAATCAAATAAACGAAGATACACAAAATTTTCTAAAATTAGATTCCAGTGACGCTGTTCTGTTTGTGTATAAAAAAACAATTTTTGATATAAATGAAGAATTCAAACAATCATATATTGAAACTAGTGATATAAAATATCAACTGAGTCTATTGGAACAATATATTGATATATATAACCATACCTTAATACAAACAATAGAACTGTTTGATTTCAAAAGTAACGAGTTATCTGAATTACAATCAATCATATTCGGCAAATTATATAAGGTTGCAGATATATTAAGTTATACGCCTAAATATTGTAAATTAAAAGGTCTTAGTGAATCTATCGTGCTATTGAATATAAAGAAGAACATAAATGAAATATATACATATAAAGATTACGAGTTTATTCGCAGTAACTACATAGTGTTAATTGAAACTATGATACAAAAACATTTCAAAAAAAATGCCAATTTTGATACAATGTCTAAAAAATTAATGACTCCTGGGATAGAAAATATATTAGAAAATACATCCCCTAGTAAAATAATCAATTATCTATCGTCTGGATAGACTACATACCACAATTAAATCTTCACGGGTGTAAATGAAATAAGTTGTTTTCTCACCTTCTTTTTCCGTGTTTTGTTTACATCTGGTATTTCTATACTGCCACTGTTGATAGAATCGTATTCACGCTCTAGGATATCTCGCAAAAACCGGTAAATATTATGAAGTACATCTTCCTCGCATTTTCCAACTACTAAAACACTCCCGGTTCTAAACACCATAAACGAGACTTCATCGCAATCTTTATGAGTTGGTTGTTGTCCAGTCTGTGTAATGGTCGTGTTATCATAATAAAATTTACATTGAATCCCAGGATAAGAACACGCATCAAAATTACTATTAATGCGATATTTATACTTCAGTATGTCGTATAATTTATCACGATCTATGTAGTAACCGCAATTAAAATTAGAATTAATCAGCACTGTTTGGGTGTTGTCAGGAATAAATTCCAACAAATCGTCTGTATGTGGCTTCAACACATCCACCAATAATGTTAACACCATCGTTAACAAATCATCGCTTTGGATACCTGGAATCTCTAATTTTCCAGTATTAAATACCTTTACATGTATTTCTCTAAATTCGCTATTGTAAAATAGTCGCAATATTACTACAAAACAATTGAAGAATGCTCTTTTTTGCTTACTTCTGTAACTTAGGATGTCTTTCTTACAAGTACCTATACTAATCTTGCGCTGATCTTTAAATTTAATTCTCCCCTCGGGATTTTCGATATGTTCGATAATATGTTCGTCATAGCATGGAATATCTTTTAGTTGTTCTGTAATATAATCAACTTCGCCCTTATTCGTAGACGAATACTTTATTTGTTTTTTAATAATACCATTCACTGGTAAATGATACTTAGTGACAGGTAGTTTCCAGAATATGCCTTTAATATCGATATTATCTGTATTCAAATAGCAGATTTTTGTTTTTGTAGAAATATAAAGAGTCGAACATTTAGGAATTCCCTTTACATTATTCATTTGCAAATTATCACTGTTTTTTTCGGTACTAGATATTTCTCGATTCGTTATATCTTCAGAATCATCATTACATCCATCATTTTGCAAAAAACTCTCCCAATCATCGTCAATATCGACCATATTAAATGAAATAGACTATAGTAATCTAGTTAATCTTGTTTAAGTGCATTTAAACAAGATTAAAAGTTTCAATTATTTTCTTGGTATATAATAAACATATGGAGTCGTATATATACGAAAAAACACAACCAATACCGCTTAAAAAAGTATCATCCTTTGAAAACACCGCAGAAGTTAGTCGTTCAAATACATTTATCGATCCAACTAAAATGTCGCCACCCAACATGTTTATGGATAAATTAATGAAACGAATGGATAGTTATTACTCTGCAAAAGAGAAAACAAAATTCGTATGCGTGGATACCAACAAAGCCGGATAATTGCACAGTGTAATAGGTGTATAGATTTCATCATGTATATTTTTGAATAACTAATTGTTCAAAAATGTATAACACCATCGTGTGTATTTACACCTGTAGTAATTTTTTTAATTTTAATACGCTATAGTTGAGTATATAAGATTGATTATAGTCTGTAATATGCATAATATATTCTATAAATAACAACATGTCGCGGGTAATATAGTGTTTTTTATGACGAATTAAATAATTTAAAAAAGTTTTTAGAATATTGATTTTTTCTATATTGTATTCATTGCCAATCGTATTTATAAAATTAATAATAGAGTCTAGTTCGTCGCACTGTATGCTAGTAATCAATCCCTCCCACAATTCACTCTGTATGATTTTATTGTTGTTGATCATTTGTTCATTAGATTGTATGTAATTAATCATACTTCGAATATCTGAATTGAACATTTTCTGTATTAGTAGCAGCGAATCACTAGTTATATTAAGACCCTCTGACTTGCTTATGTTAGTTAAAAATGTTATAATGTCAGTTTCTGGTAATTGATTAAACCGCAATCGTACAAACTCATTTTGCAGAGCTTCGTCTATTCTACTTATATAATTACATATCAGGCAAAATCGAACATTCGATTTATACCCCTGTAGTAAATATCTTAGGGCATTTTGTGCGTTTTTTGTCATATAATCCACTTCATCCAATATTACAAATTTCATCCCGTTATTAAAAAGACTTTTCGAGTTAACAAAACTGTTTATTTGATTTCGTATAATATCGATTCCTCTTTCGTCAGACGCATTTAAATGTATCATCATATTTTTGCTATTATTATCTCCTTGAAAAGATTTGATTAGATTAATAATACTAGTAGTTTTACCTGTCCCTGGTGGACCATAAAATAGTAGATTTGGAAAATAATTACTGCTTATAATGTTTTCTAGAATCTCCTTATTTACTTCATCTAGCACAATATCATTGAATGACGTTGGTCTATATTTTTCAACCCATGGTGTAAATGTTGTTGCCATTATTAATATGTTAGTGTAGTTATATTTAAATAAAATTGATCATGTATATTATAATTAATGCATATGGCATTATCAAATAAGAACCAATCAATGAGTGGATCTTTACATTTATTTATTGGCTGTATGTATGCTGGAAAAACAACGAAATTAATTGAAACATACAAACAATCTATAGAAAATAATAAAATAGTTACTATTGTAACCCATTCTGACGAGACCAGATATTCTGTTCACGAAATAAGTACACACGACCAGAAAAAAATTTCATGTGTGAAATACAGATCAATCCAATCATTTATTGAACACGAGTCGGCTATCATTGAAAAATCTGATATTATTTTAATAGATGAAGGACAATTCTTTATCGATTTATTAATGATCATTCAACTAGTAGAACACTATAACAAAGAAGTATATGTATTCGGACTTGATGGTGATTTTAAACGAAATAAATTCGGAAGAATCTTAGATCTTATTCCAATATGTGATACTATTGAAAAATTATCAGCAAAGTGTAAATGTGGTAAGAATGCTATTTTTAGTAAACGAACAATTAAGAATGAAAGTCAAATATTAGTAGGATCGGTTGATGCATACGAACCTAATTGTAGAACGTGTTACGTGGAATATAATATATTATAAAACCATTTAAATTAAAACCAACTATTTATCTATTAAATGGTTGATCCTGTTCCAGAAAAGAAAAAAAGAGGTAGGAAAAAACAAACTATATCTACAGATATAGAATCCATTCCACTTGAAAAATCAGCCCCCAAAAAAAGAGGAAGAAAACCAAAGGGGGGTAAAATTATACAAAATACCACTTTAATCACAAATGATAAAGAACAGGAACCAAATATCATATTACACTTAAAATGCTCCCTTAAAGATATTGGGCGCGAATTTCCAGATAGTTTCACTTATAATCCAGACATTGAAAGTATTCAAAATTACGGGTTTGAAAAAGCCGAGTTGAATACATTTTTAATAGAAACCCAGCAATTGGAATATCCTAATGCGAATAAAGATACCAACGACAATGGTATCAATGGTATTAATGAAAATGGTATCAATGGTATTAATGACAACGGTAGTAATGACATTGGTAGCATAGATGAAAATACTGGGAAAAATGATATAAAAAGTATATGGAGCAAGTTAAATTCATTGAAAGTGAATCTTCACAGAAACAATATATCTGATAAGCGGTCGGCGTGTTTTTGGTGTACATATGAGTTTGACAATCCACCAATTTATATACCTAAGAACATATTCAAAGATGTACACCAAGTATATGGATGTTTTTGTACACCTGAATGCGGGGCTGCATATCTAATGAATGAAAAAATAGATGCGTCTGTAAAATTTGAACGTTACCAGTTGATGAACAATATATATGGTAAAATCTACAACTATGTGAAAAACATCAAACCTGCTCCAGACCCATATCACCTATTAGATAAATATTATGGAAATCTGACGATTAAAGAATACCGGCAACTTTTTAATACCGACCAACTACTTATAGTTGTGGATAAACCATTAACTCATGTGTTCCCAGAATTATACGAAGACAACTCTGATTTTATATTAAATCAACGAACAATCCCGACCAGCAACATCAAATTAAAACGCAAATCTGCCGTTAAAAATACAAACAACAGTATACTGGAAAATTTTGGTATACACAAAAATAAACCCATTTAATAAAAATTATCGATATAACCATCGGTAATTTTTATTTACACATCTTAGAAGTATTGTTTTTATGATTCATTGGACTTTTCAATAGCCAACCTTTTTTGTTTCTCTATATATTCCTGGCGAATTTTCGCATTTTCTTGGTCAACTCTAAATTTTTTTGCTCCAGTATCCATTAAATTTCTAATTTCAGAATATATTTGCTGGTTTGTTGTTTTGGGATGATTCGTTGGTTTGTCCAGCGACACCTCATGATAGTTGTTCAATACTTTCATAACATCATAATTCAATTCAATTAATAACTTTTCGGCGTCGGATTCTGTATAGTCTGTTTGTCTTAACACCACTTGCAATAATTCTTTTTTTCGTGCAGTCATTATTGTTTCATATGCTTGTTTTCGTTCATTGATAATTGCTTCTTGATTTTGCGGCGAAGTATATACTGCATCCAATTCATTCTTGCTTAGATCAATTACATTACTACTTATATCCATACTTAATATATAGTGCAAATATACTTTATATTCATATTTATGAAAAATATATAACAAATGATATTAAACGAAGCTCAATACTATAGTATACATGATAAATTATACACCTGACACAGTCTCAGAAATAGATTTTTCCCATTTAAAACAAGAGATTGCTGATGTAGTAGAAAAACATACTGAACATATGAGATCCAGACTATTGTCATCTGTTGGTGAAATGAAAGATAATTACGACAATCTTTGCAACCTACCTATAGTTAAGCGTGTTTGTTCAGAAAATTATCAACTAACTGAATTGGTGAATAAGTTGCAGCAAGAAATTAACGATATTAAACAAATGAGTACCACTGAAAAACACATTAAACTAGAAATTAAAGACAGTGTTCCTTTGGTTAAGACCGATGATATTGAAAAAGAACTCGCGGTGACCTGTGAAGAAGATGAAGAGGAAGAGGAAGAGGAAGAAGAAGAAGAGGAAGAAGAGGAAGAAGAAGAGGAAGAGGAAGAAGAAGAGGAAGAAGAGGAAGAAGAGGAAGAAGAAGAGGAAGAAGAAGAGGAAGAAGAAGAGGAAGAGGAAGAAGAAGAGGAAGAAGAGGAAGAAGAAGAGGAAGAGGAAGAGGAAGAGGAAGAGGAAGAAGAAGAAGAAGAAGAGGAAGAAGCAGAAGAAGAGGAAGAAGAGACTATTAAACCCACATTTCCTGTGGTTGGTGATAATGCGAAATATATTATAGATAATACAGAAGTGATAGATAGCAACGAATTTGAATGTGATGATTGTAATTATAAAGGCATTAATTGTTATGAAGCAATTGGATTCACCAAGAATGAGTTCGACATTTATATTGATCTTGGTGAACCTGATAGATGCGAAGTATGTTTTGATAAATGGAAAGATTCTAGTGATGCATGTGAATATTTAAAAAAAATTAAGGAAGAGGAAGAGGAAGAGGAAGAGGAAGAGGAAGAGGAAGAGGAAGAGGAAGAGGAAGAGGAAGAGGAAGAGGAAGAGGAAGAGGAAGAGGAAGAGGAAGAGGAAGAGGAAGAAGTAATCGAAATAGACATTGATGGTATAACTTATTATTGCGAGAGTGAAGAAAATGGCAACATTTATAAAGATGATAACGGTGATGTTGGTGTGAAGGTTGGAGAAATAAAAGACGGTGAAGCAACCTTTTTCTAATTTTTATAGCGGTGTATAGTATAAGTTATGGATAAATTATGTGCGCCTGCATTATTATATTTAGGGTTTTCACTGACTCAAATAACAATTGATACATTTAAGGGATTTTATAATGCTGCGTTTTTAAAATCAATTGTCATGGTAATATTTACATTACTTTTAAATATTATGTGTAACCGTGGTCTAGGAATTATATCTTGGTTGATTGTATCTATTCCTTTCATATTAATGACTTATATAACGGCAGTGTTGCTATTTGTATTTGGGCTGTCTCCACAGAGTCAAACATTAGACTATAATGTAGAATATCCAGAAGAAATGATGGATGTTAAAGTAAAAAATACAAATGTATAATATAATTGCGTACGACTTTGCAACAAAAGTTTGTGAAAATAACTATAAGTAGATAAGTTTTTTTGTTGAAATGATTAACTCTGACCAGTGGCTCGTTTTTATTTGGTTATTTCTAGCGTTAGATTCTGGTATATGATCCACAGAATCCAATTGTTGTAAATACAAATTATCCATTACAAATAACCTGTATAAGTTTTTTGTAACTGGTGAAATGGGAAAGAAATTTCTATTCGATCCCACAAACTCTTTTAATGAACGATTTTGTGATAATGTAGTGGATATAGTTGCATTTGAAGATACATCTTCAGCAAATATATCTAGTATATCACACTTATGTATACCAGTAAAGGATTCAACTTCTTCAATAATTATTTCACAACATTGCTTTACAAGCAAATCTGGTTGAAAACTTATATACATTGGCTGCTTGTGCATAGTGTGCACTTCAAAAGTATATTTTGCATTCGTCGTCATATTATGAGAAAGTTGATAATTAAATAGTAATGTGATTTGCACGAATTACAAAAAAATAATTCAATTTTTTAGAAGTCGAATTTGTTCGAGGTAAAATACAATATATTGTTAACTAAATAATATAAAAGTATCCATACTAGAATAGTATATGAATTTTCTATTCGATTTGATGCATACATTATGTAATATGATATATTATGTATATGAAATGTTAATATGTACAATGATAGACATTATTATGTATGATAGTGACATAGCCGATTCTAATTTGATTGCATACAAACAAACAACTATTAATGAACTCGACAAATATATGATTGATATTGGATCAAATATACTTTGGAAAATACTTGAAATAATAAGTACTTTTAAAAAATTCAATCAGAAATCAGTAATACCATATTTTCATTCTATAACAAATAATTATTTTCGAAATACCGTTATAGTGGTAAAAAATGGTGAGATTGTTTGGTCTATAAATGATTTCGACACTTTTCAAGAAATTGAATTGGATAAATCGGAATATGATATGATTATTCATACCGATTATTCATTAAACGATTCAAAAAAAAACTACACCACTATTACATATGATCATTCCAGTGTGAAACAATCGGGACATAATGCTATTGAAAAATCTAACGTTAATTTTATAATATTTCAAGTGAAGGTAGGTAATGATACATATGATGTAAACCTGAAAGAACCTAGAAATTTTTTAGTCAAAGATAACGTGTTAAAGGCGCCGTTTTTTAAATGGTATGTTAATACAGTTTATAATGTTGAGTTGGATGATGTGTTTAGTGTGAGTTATATGTCGCAAGATATGTCAATCGGGAATATGCATAGTCCATTTTTTATAAAGTTTAACGAATCGAGTGTAACCTCCTTTTCATCTAACAAGCCTGCCAAACATGATGATATAATTGTAACACGCACACGCATCGACAACAATGAAGAAAGCGACAACAATGAAGAAAGCGACAACAATGAAGAAAGCGACAACAATGAAGAAATCGACAACAATGTAGAAAGCGACAACAATGTAGAAAGCGACAACAATGTAGAAAGCGACAACAATGTAGAAAGCGACAACAATGAAGAAAGCGACAACAATGAAGAAAGCGACAACAATGAAGAAAGTGATGAACCATCATCTAAGTTAGTAAAAAGTATATTGCAATGCGAACGGATGAAGCAGCAATTTAGTTAAAACCCCCAGTCGTCATGGTAAAATGTATCTAATAAATAGTTTAAAAAAAAATTGATACTTATAATATATAATGGAGGACTCCCATAGAATAGTCAATTCCGACATGCAACAACATCCTCTTTCTGACGAATGGACACTTTGGGCTCATTTACCACATGATACTGATTGGTCGCTAACTAGTTATAAACCTATATATACCTACAAAAGTGTAGAGGAAGTATTAGCAGTAAATGAGGTATTAACGTCTAATTTAGTCAAAAATTGTATGTTGTTTGTTATGCGCAAAGGAGTAACGCCTCTATGGGAGGATCCCAAAAATCGTATGGGTGGGTGTTTTTCCTATAAAGTAAGTAATAAAATTGTTCCCGACTGTTGGACTAAACTAACTTACAGTTTAGTAGGAGAATCATTGTCAGAAAATAGTGAATTACAAAAACATATAAATGGTATTACCATTTCACCCAAAAAAAACTTTTGTATTATTAAAATTTGGCTGAATAATTGCGATTATCAAAATGCAAAACAGATAATTTGCACATCAGGTATTGATGCACAAGGGTGTCTATTTAAGAAACACGCACCAGAATATTAAATAACTATTATTATATGTCCTTGAAGATTTTAAAATGTGGGCAAAAGAAATTTGAATATGGTATAAATATTATTTAATAAACAATATATGGGAGATATAATAATACTTGTATTTATGATATTTGCATCAGCAATAGGTTGTTGTTTGTATTTTTACTGTACTGAAGAAAATAATGATTTCATTGAGGATGTAATTGTAATCGAAAATGCAGAAACACCATTGTAAATATATTTCTAGAAAAATATCACGGTATAAGTATAGTAGCTGATATTTTTTATGCATCTAATTGCAAATCCACCATAATGTAATACTTACTTACATATAATACTTAAACATTACATCACTATATGTTATTATGTTTATGCTAAGTAGTGTATTCAGTATGTTAAAAGTGTATATGATACTAGGATTTTCTGTACATTTTTCCTATTCAACTATCTATGCACCTATAGATAGTATTGATCTAGAAAGTTATATGGGAAGATGGTATCAAGTATACAAAGATATAAGCGATATGTCTTTTCAAAAACTAGGTACGTGTGCAGTTGCGGATTATCACATATTAGACACAAACAACATATCAGTTGTAAATAGTCAAACGAATAAGAACGGAGTTGTAGATCAGATATCGGGTTATGCATTTTATGAATCTGGACATACGGGTGGAGAATTAACGGTTGATTTAATAGGCACCCCTACAAATGCATCATATTGGGTTATTGAATTAGGTCCAATTGTGAATAACGAATATCAATACTCGATTGTTTCGGATAAAAATAAACTAACACTGTTTGTATTGGCAAGAAATGTAGATGAATATTATGAACTATATGACAATACAGTTCAGAGAATGTTAAAAACATATGGATTTACACGAGATGTAAACAAGCCTTTAGCCATGAAACAGATAGGTTGTGATTATTCACTGTATAACGAGAATATTTTCACAACAAATGCTTTATCTGAATGTCAAGTAGCCGACTACTTAAAAAAGTCTGGATTCGACGAATCATCCATACCTACTATGGTTTGTATTTCATTTTACGAAAGTTCATTTACTTGTGGTGCAACAAATAAAAATACAGACGGATCAACTGACTATGGGTTATTTCAAATAAATAGTTATTATTGGTGTTCTGGAGATAATTCCTCGAAATATAATGAATGTGATGTATCTTGTAATACTATCTTAGAATGTCAGTTAAATAGTGACTGTGCATATATAGTTTACAAACAACAGGGATACACTGCATGGTATGGTTACCAATACCATAAGAGTGAGTGTGACAACTATGCATTAAATTGTTAATTACCCACATATTGTGTACGTATACATAAAGATATTTAGCTGTATATATCAATGGACCGACAGAGATATATGAATTATTTCGTGAGAAAAGATAAGAAAATTACATATGCAATTCAGAAACAAGAAGAATGGCGTCAAAAGCAAATTGATATATATTACCGCATAGGTAGGCCAATTTTTACACCTTTTAACCAATTTACTTCATAAAAATGGAACAAATCATTTTTATGAAAGTTTAATGTGTATTAGGATTGAAATTACGAAATAATTTTCTAAAATCATCTCTTTTCGAGCTCATTCCCGCTGAACAACAATGTTCATTACAGAAATGGAATGTCATCGGTTCTCGATGAAGGTCTGGATGAAACTCCAGTATTTCTTCTAATTCTTCACCAATCGGTATGTCTCTTTCACAATATTCATAATCGCATCTATGTTCGGATTCATAGCCGTTAATAAGTTCATCCAATACAGAAGACATATTATATACATGGAAATCAGCAAATAAATCTTCGTGCACTCGATTTAATCTTACTCTATGTTCCGGATTGAATCCGTGAATATATTCTTGAATTTCGTGGGGCAAATCGCAAAATAGCGTCATTTTATAATTGTTCAATTTTTTATAATTGTTCAATTTTTTATAATTGTTCAATTTTTTATAATTGTTCAATTTTTTATAATTGTTCAATTTTTTATAATTGTTCAATTTTTTATAATTGTTTAATTTTTTATTATTTTT